CCCGCCCCGGCTCCGCCTGGAGCTGTCCAACGGGATCATTGTGGAGCGGTCGGGCAAGAACAGCGATTTGAAGGTGACGGATGCCTCCGGCCGCAAGGCGGGCCAGCAGCTGCTCAATTCCTTTGTGGAGCAGCTGGCTCTTGACATGCCCCGGTTCATGCAGTCCACCAGCAAGGAGAAGGCCGCCGCCCTCCTGCGTATTACCGGCCTGGAGGAGCAGGTGGAAAAGCTGGAGCGGCAGGAGAAGGAGCTGTATAACCAGCGGCACGCCATCGGCCAGATCGCTGACCAAAAGGCGAAGTACGCCAAGGAATTGCCCTGCTACCCCGAGGCCCCCAACCAGCCGGTTTCCGCCTATGACCTCATTCAGCGCCAGCAGGACATCCTTGCCCGGAACGGCGAGAATCAGCGCAAGCGGGAGAGGGCGGCTCAGTTGGCGTCGGAAATGGAGCGGGTGGGCAAAGAGCTGGCACTGCTGGAAGAACGGTACAAGGCTCTGTGTGCCGATTACGAGACCGCCAAAAAGTCGGCTCTTGACCTTCAGGATGAGGCTACTGATGAACTGGAGGCCAGCATCCGGGATATTGAGGCGGTCAACGTCAAGGTCCGCACCAACCAGGACAAGGCCCGGGCGGAGGCCGAGGCCAAGGAGTGCAGCGACCAGTACGCCGGCCTGACGGCCCAGTTGGAGGCGGTACGCCAGCAGAAGACGGATCTCCTGCAAGGTGCGAAACTGCCCCTCCCCGGCCTCTCCGTGGAAGATGGGGAATTGACCTACCAGGGCAAGCCCTGGGACTGCATGTCTGGTTCAGATCAGCTGAAGGTCTCCACCGCCATCGTCAGGGCCCTGAAGCCGGATTGCGGCTTTGTGCTCCTGGATAAGCTGGAGCAGATGGACTTGGAAACCCTGCGGGAGTTCTCCGCCTGGATGGAGGCCGAGGGCTTGCAGGGGATCGCCACCCGTGTGTCTACTGGCGGGGAGTGCTCCATTATCATTGAGGACGGTTACGCCAAAGACCCGGCGGCCCCCGCCCCGGCATCTTGGAAAGCAGGTGAATTTTAATGAACCAGCTGAACATCCATACCGGCAAGGCCGGGGGTGCGCTGAAGGTGGTTGTCTACGGCCCGGAGGGCATTGGCAAGTCCACCCTGGCCGCACACTTCCCCCGTCCTGTGTTCATCGACACCGAGGGCTCGACCCGGCACATGGACGTGTCCCGCACGGATAAGCCCTCCAGCTGGTCCATGCTCATGGAGCAGGTTCAGTACATCCGCAGCGGCCCGGACGTATGCTCCACGCTGGTAATCGACACCGCCGACTGGGCGGAGCAGCTGTGCATTGCCAGTATCTGCGCCGGGAAAAAATTGAGCGGCATTGAGGATATGGGCTACGGCAAGGGCTATGTCTATCTGGCGGAGGAGTTTGGCCGCCTGCTGAATCTCCTGGAGGAGATCGTGGGCCGCGGTGTCCATGTGGTTCTGACGGCCCACGCCATGATGCGGAAGTTTGAGCAGCCCGACGAGATGGGCGCTTATGACCGCTGGGAGCTGAAGCTTCAGAAAAAGACCTCTGCCCTGGTGAAAGAGTGGTCCGACCTGCTCCTCTTTGCCAACTATAAAACTATGTCCGTGGCCACCGATGAAAAAGGGAAGAAGTTCAAGGCCCAGGGCGGCCGCCGGGTGATCTATACCTCCCATCATCCGTGCTGGGACGCCAAGAACCGGCTGGGACTGCCGGAGGAGCTGCCCCTGGACTTCTCTGCCCTGGCGCAGTACATCGGCGCCGGGACGGCCCCCTCTGCCCCGGTGACGCCGCCCCCGGCTCCGTCTGCTCCTCCGCCTACGCCCCCGGCACAGACCAGTGCTCCCGCCCCGTCTCCTGATCCTGCGGGTATGAATGCGCCCACGCAGCCCGCCCCGCTGCCCTCTCCTCCTCCGGCACCTGATCCGGCCCCGGCTCCTTCCCCGGCACCCCAGGAGGATACCAAGCCCCAGGATAACGCCGGCGCGCTCAAGGCGCTGCGTGACCTGATGAAAGCCAATGGTGTGGATGATTACCAGGTACAGGCGGCCTTTGCGGCCCGCGGGTACTTTCCGGAGCAGACGCCGCTGGAGAACCTGCCGGCTGACTTTATCCAGGGCGTTTTAATCGGAGCATGGGCGCAAGTCTATAGTTGGATCAAATCCCACGACCCTGTCCCCTTTTAGAAAACTGATAACCTGAACGATTGGAAAGGAGCAGCAATATGAGCGAATACGACATGACCTCCCGGGAGTTGGGCTGGGATGATGAAATCCAGCGCGACGACAGCCCATTTCAGGTTCTCCCCGAGGGGGACTACAGATTTACCGTGAAGAAGCTCGAGCGCGCCCGGCACAGCGGCAGCGAGAAGATCCCGGCCTGCAACAAGGCCATCCTGACGGTGGCCGTCAGCAATGCCGGGGCTTCCGGCGATGTGCTGACCAACCTCTTCCTCCACAGCAAGTTTGAGTGGAAGCTGTGCCAGTTCTTCACCTCCATCGGCCAGCGCAGGCACGGCGAGGCCATGCGGATGAATTGGGGGGCCGTCCCCGGCGCCACCGGCGTCTGCCATGTAGGCGTCCGCAAGTGGACAGGCAATGACGGCAAAGAGCGTGAGGGCAACGAGATCGCGGAGTTTTACGACCCGGAGCGTGCGCCGCAGATCCCCGCAGGACCATCTCAGGTAGTGCAGGAGACGGCGGCTGGATGGACCGACTTGCCGCAGAGTACACCTACTCCCTGGGATACGGGTAAATTCTGATGGAGCTGAGACCTTATCAGCAGCAGGCCCGGGAGGCGGTGGAGCAGGATTGGGTCTCTGGGTTTCTCAGGACGCTCCTAGTATTGCCGACCGGCTGCGGAAAGACCATTGTTTTCTCAAAGATCATTGAGGACATGGTGCGCTCCGGCCGCCGGTGCCTGATTCTGGCCCATCGTGGGGAGCTGCTGGATCAGGCCGCCGGTAAGCTGCTCCAGGCCACGGGCCTGCGCTGCTCCGTGGAGAAGGCCGAGGAAACGTGCCTGGACAGCTGGTACCGGGTGACGGTTGGCTCTATCCAGAGCCTTATGCGGGAAAAACGGCTGGGACAGTTCCCGGCTGACTACTTCAACGTGATCGTGGTGGACGAGGCCCACCATGCCCTGTCGGACGGCTATCAGCGGGTGCTTACCTACTTCGACGAGGCCCGGGTGCTGGGCGTCACCGCCACCCCCGACCGGGGGGATATGCGGAACCTGGGCCAGTATTTTGAGCACCTGGCCTATGAGTACACCCTGCCCAGGGCCATCAAGGACGGCTATCTGTGTCCCATCAAGGCCGTCACCATCCCCCTGAAGCTGGACCTGACCGGCGTAGGCGTGCAGGCGGGGGACTTCAAAAATTCCGACATTGACACGGCCCTTGACCCTTACTTACACCAGATCGCCGGGGAGATGCGCAGCTATTGCGGGAACCGCAAGACGGTAGTATTCCTGCCTCTGGTCCGCACATCTCAAAAATTCTGCCGCCTGCTCAATGCCCAGGGGTTCCGGGCGGCGGAGGTCAACGGCAACAGCCAGGATAGGGCGGAAGTCCTCAAGGACTTTGACGGGGGAAAGTACAACGTCCTGTGCAACTCCATGCTGCTGACCGAGGGCTGGGACTGCCCCAGCGTGGATTGCGTGGTAGTCCTGCGGCCCACCAAGGTGCGCAGCCTGTACAGCCAGATGGTCGGGCGCGGTACCCGCCTGTTCCCCGGCAAAGAGGACCTGCTGCTCCTGGACTTCCTGTGGCATACCGGGCGGCACGAGCTGTGCCACCCCGCCAACCTGATCTGTGAATCGGACGAGGTTGCCCGGAAGATGACCGAGAATATTGAGTCGGCCGGATGCCCGGTTGACCTTGAGGAAGCCGAGAAAAAAGCCAGCGATGATGTCGTGGCCCAGCGGGAGGAATCCCTGGCAAAGCAGCTGGCAGAAATGCGCTCCCGCAAGCGTAAACTGGTGGATCCTCTGCAATTTGAGCTCAGTATAGCGGCAGAGGACCTTATCAATTACAAACCTGTGTTTGGCCTTGA